GCGTACTTGGAGGTGTTGCCGGGGTCGATCCCCAGCCTGTCGGGCGTCTTCCCGCACGGGCATGGCTTGAGTTTCCTCATCACTCACCGTCCTCGTCAAGGTCGTCGGGGTGGCCGGCGATCTCCGCAAACATATCGGACCACGACCAACCGCCGGCCTTGCGGTATAGATGTCTGCGGACATCTTCAAAGTATCCGTCGCGCACCATACTCACTCCCCCTTGCTGTCGGTAGCCCGCTCATAGGTCTGCTCGAAGATGTCCGGCTTGCATGGATAGAACTCGCCGGCTACGCCCTTGATGATCCAGTCGCCAAGGCGTGCAGTGTGGACGCCTTCAAGCGTCCAGATTAGGAGTATTGGCTCCCCGTTTTCGTTGCGGCCCGCAGACCTTGTGCATGAAATCCAGTTGAATAATTGGTCTTTGGTTTCGTTGGTGAATCGCATGGCCTCAACGACCACCGGGCGCTTGCGGAATTTCATCATTCCCCCTTGCTGTCGGTGATGGCGGTGCGGCACTCTTTAGCGAGTTCCAGCAGCGTGTTCGCTTTGCGCTTACTACCGTGGTACTGCTCTATCTGCGCGAGTCGGTAGAAAGCATCGGCGGCAGCGGTCAACAGTGGCTCCACCTTCCGCAGCTCCTCCAGCAGCTCGGCGGCGATGGCGGCCTGGCGCTCGACCATGCCGATCTTGTCCAGCGCGTGCATCGCGTCACCGAGAATTACCATGATGTCATCGAACGTTTCGAGAGATCCGTCGTCGTTGATGCGTCCGATCAACTGAGCGTTCTCCGCCTCCAGGCGCTCGATCTCGGAGGCGACAGTGTTCATGCGATCAACCATCCACAGTGGACCGCCAAGCGACCTCAAAAACTCCGCGTGTTCGTTCGCCATCTCCTGCCTCACTTCCTAAGCCACCAGAATAAGTCGCCCAGTCCACCGTCCCAATCCCATCCCCAGCCGCCCTCGTTGCATTCCTCCGGGGCGTAGCTCAACTCGGGCACACCGTAGATCGGATCGGGCGGCGCGACCGTCACGCCGACGATCAGCGGCCCAGGCGACGGCTGATGGGGCGAGGCCACGGCCAGTCCCATCGTGAACATCGCCACCACAAGCAAAATCTCTCCGATAGTTTTCATGCCCTACCGCCCCCTCTGTTCGCCGCGATACCCGAGGAAGATCGGGGCGCCACCAGCGACCCCACCGCTGAACTGCCAAGTCCCGTTAGGGAGCATCGGCTCGTCGTGAACAGCGTTCCACAGCTTGATCGCGGTCGCCAACTTCTGATCCTTCAGGTACAACTCGTACTTGGCCCGGAACTCCTCGCGCACCCGCCGGGGGTCGTCGCCCCAGTCGTTGGTGTTCTCTGCCATGACCTTCAGCCGGTCACGCAACTCTCCCATCAGCATCCTAGCCATTGCGGTACACTCCTCCACGGGTTGACTTGTCGTGCCGTGCCCGCGAGTCCAACTCCTCGTCGCTCAGATGGGCCAGCGTCTCATGGGCCTCTAGCGGCTGGGGGAAGTAGTGGCTCTTGAGCCACCACGACACCTCGCGCACAGCCGGCCAGTCAGACCTCATCGCCAGCGACCGGACAAGAGGGTACTCTCGGTGCTTCGTCTTGCCCCCGCGCTCAAGTACCCCAAGAAGGCGGACGTTGTGAACGGCGATGCCGGCCACGCAGTCCATGCTCTCCGTGCCGTCCTGGCAGTTCTCCATCCCGCAGACAGGGCACACGGCGCTAGAACGGGAGGTCTTCATTGCCGCTCTCTTCCGCCGGGGCCGCCGCCGGGGGGTCCACCTTCTCGATGCTCTGGGCCACCAAGTCAGTGTACACCTTTTCCTTCCACTCACGGCCGCGAACCTGGAACACGATCTCCAGGTGGTCGCCCGGCTTGAACCCGGCCGCCTTGTCGGCCAGCCCGCCCCAGGCGATGAACGACACCAGGCTGTCCTCGCCCTCAAGGCCCACAAACTTGGCCAGCTTGCTATTCTTGGTGTCCTGCACGGTCGCCTTGTCCCGTAACATCACAGTGATCTCGTACTCCATCGCCCTATCCTCCTGCCGGATAAAAGGTTACAGCCTTCTTGTCGAACCGCAGCGGCACCTTGCCCAGCGGCCCGTCCTTCTGCTTCGCTATCAACAACTCTGCCGGCTCCGCCAGCACGTCCTCCCGGTGAATGAACGCCACCATGTCTGCGTCCTGCTCCAAGCTGCCAGACTCCTTCAGGTCAGTCAGCACCGGGCGCCTCATGGTCCCATCATCACTCTGCACCTGCCGGCCTAGCTGGGCCAGCACAATCATGGGCACCTTGAGGTGCTTGCCCGTGTCACACAGCGACTCGCTGACGCGGCTCACCGCATCATGGCGCGAGTGCGTGCGCAGCCCGGGGTTTACCTTCTGAATGTAGTCCACGATCACCATGTCTAGGCTCTGTAGGCGCTGAAGCCTCATGCACTCGGAGCGCACCTTGGCCGGCGTCTCCCCGGCACAGTCCCAGATGGTCAGGGCATCGCCCAGTTTCTCCAGGTCGGCCACGATGCGAGTGATACCTGGCCATGCGGCGTCAGGCACACGCCCGCGCTTGAGGTCCATGGTGGTCACGCCAGTCCCCGCGCTGACGATGCGCCTGATCCATGCTTCCTTGCTCGACTCGAAGTTGCAGATCAGCACCTTCTTGCCAGACGCGATGGCCTTGGAGGCTATCTGCTTGGCCAGGGCCGACTTGCCCACGCTGGGGCGAGCCCCGATTACGTAGTACATGGACGGCTCGAAGCCGCCGATCTTGTCGTCCCATGCCGGGAACGGGGTGGGGATGCCGATGGTCCCGTCTCCGCCAGCTCTGCGCTGAAGGTCGGCGTAGAAATCAGCAGCCCCATCCCCGATCGTCACAAAGTCCTTGGAGTGGCCCGTGGTGAGCATATGCAGAGAGGTGGCCGTCTCCTCGGCCAGTTCGTCCGGCGCGAGGCTCCGATCCTCCACGCCGTCGATGATGCGCCTGGCGATCGACCGCAACATGCGACGATCCGACTCCCTCCGCACCTCTGCTGCATACCCCTTGGCCCCGGCCGCCGTGGCCGCCACGGACAGGCACTCCTCCGCTATCCGCTGGTCCTCTTCGTTGCACGCCCCCATGATCTCTAGCCTGGTGGGCGTGTTGCCCTTGGACCACAGGCTGTGCGCTGCCCGGTAGATGCGGCCCAGCGGACGGTGCCCGAAGTGGTCGGGTCCCAGGTCTCCGGCCACGTCGTTGAGCACGGACGGGTCCAGCAGGATGGCTCCTACTAGGTGCGATTCTGGCAGTTCGTGCCAGTTACTCACCGGACTTCGCCTCGCCGTCTTCCAACTCCGCCACGCCCTCCCAGACCAGCGAATAGTCGTCAGGAGTGCGGCACTCCGGGCAGCTCCACATATCATCAAGGAGCAGCACGGGGCTATCAATGATGGCCCCGCATGAGTTGCAGCGGAACCACTCGAAGGTGATGCACGACTGACACAGCGGCCCGATGCGGGTTTCCACTACCGGCTCATCGTTCTTGGCGCAGCCGCATTGGCAGCCGACGCAGTAGTTGCTGGTCTCCATCTCACTCCCCCTCTGCTCTGTCGTACACACTCGCCTGGCGGCCGGCCTTGGCCAACCCATGCCGCTCCCACTCACGGCCAAGCCACTTGTCCATGGCCAGCGAGCCGTTGGCAGGCCGCCTTGACTTGTTGGCGTCGTAATAACGCGCCGCGTTACGGGCGTGGCTCTCGATGTCCAGCCCAGGGTACTTCTTCTTCCACCGCACCAGATCAACGGGCATGACCACAAAATCCTGGTAGTCCGGCCGGGTAGGCAGCACGATATGGTCAGGCGTTACCGGCTGCTCCTCGCCGACCAGCACGGCCAGCTTCTCCTCTGCGGAATGGATCAGTGTGTAGATGTCCGCCAGCACGTCGCCTCTATCCATTACCACACCCCCAGGAAGGCCCACAGCACCGCGCGGACTCCGAGATAGACCAGGCCAGCGCCCAGCACGCCAAGCGCAGCGCGCTCGCCCCAGTCGGCTTCTTTGTCGGCCAGCGAGCCCAGGGCACAGGCGGCGCCGCACAGGAGAAGCAGGATGCTGGCGACCTTGGCCGGCCACGCTATGATCAGCCCGACGCACAGGGCGGCCATAAAGATCACCAGCATCCCCACCATCTGAGTGCCCGCGCGCTCTTCTCGTCTCCGCTCTTCGCTCCACTCGATCTTGTCAAACATGCTATTCCTCCCCGAAGGCCCGGTCTACCATGCTGGCGAAGTGGTCTCCCTGGGCGGCCCCGGCGGCGTCCCTGGCGGCTGCCCTGGCGGCTGCCCAGGCGGCGTCCCTGGCGGCGTCCCTGGCGGCGCGACTGATCTCCTCGCGGCCAGTCTCTAAATAGTCGCGCACCACCTGCGGGGCGTCCCACATGTCAATCGCCTGAAGCGCGCACCACCGCGCGAACTCTCGTAGCATGTCCGTAGCATCAATGCGCTTGACGATCATGCGGCGGCGGCAGACCAGCTTGTCGCCAGTCTCGTCCACAATCTCGTCACACTCGACCAGGCAGAGCGTTGCTCCAGGCGCATACGTCAAGGCGTCGAATGGGTGTATGCTTGCGTGCAGCCCGCTATGGCACATCACCGCCGGCCCGCCATGGAGAAGCCACTCGCCGTCCGGCGGCACCGGCCTGCCGTCTCTTAGCTTGTCTCCAACGAAATGGTACGCCTTCACTGACATGTCTTTGCTCCCCGTGTAAGGTGCCTGGCGGGAGGGGGGAAGCCCGTAGCGGACCCGCCAGGCTAACACGCCGCTACGGCTAGCCCTCGTTCTCTTGCTCCATGCGCTCCCGGTAGCACGTCGGAATCCAGTCGATTTCACAGAACATGTTTTCCACCTGTCGCATCCAGGCGTTACGGAGCGGAGTCCGGCCAAACTGAACCTGCGACATCAGGTCGAGCACCGCCTCGATCATCGTGCTATGGGGGCCCATGCAGTACACCTCGGCGGCATCAAGCTCTTCGTCGCTACCGTTCGCAGTGAACTCATCCAGCGCATCCCTGGCCTCGTCCATGCTCTCAAACATGGTGGTGCCGCCGCCAACGGCGGGCTCATTAAGCGGTCTCATGGTCTGCCCCCTCTCCGGCCACGTCCAGCGCCCGCTCCAGCCTGGCGGTGACGTGATAGTTGCGCGCCTCGCCGGCCCCCTGCGCGATAATGGACAGCGCCAACGCCATCGGGCTGGGTCCGTCGCCATCGCGGTAGGTCTCAAACAGGAACTCGCACGCCAGTCCTGCCGCCCACTTCTGGATCGCCTGTTCCGCGTGCGCCGATGGATACCCTTCGCGCACCTCATAGCGAACCAGCCCAGGGTCAAGGCTGGCGGGAAGGTCCGGCCAGCAACCGTCAAACACCTTGTCGATGTAGCGGATGGCCAGCTCCCGCGCCTTTACCGTCTGGTCAGTGTTTCTCGTATTCATGTCTTCACTCCCTGTGTGTCCTAGAACCATGGCTCGTCGACGTCGTAGCCGGCCAGGTCGCGGAGCACGGCCACCTCATGCTCCTTGTCCCGCAACATCTTGGCCAACAGAGCATCGCCCCCAAGCATCCTCTTGATTTCGCTAACCTGTCGCCGGGCGACCGCCGAATCTTCGAGGATGCCGTTGATGTACTTTCTCAACTCTTCAAACTGATCGCTGGTCAACTGATAAGTTTCTGCCCCGGGGGTAAAGTCCATGTTGTCTGATGCCCCGCAGAATCCGCCGAAGTGTGAATCGAGATATTCCATAAGCTGTTCACCATTCATGTCTTCACTCCCTGTGTGTGGCCGCCCGGTGATCGTCCGTCCCGCCCGGGCCGGGCGACCGCGTTCCCCGCCGAGCGGGCTAGACCTTGCTCTTGTACCCAGCGTCCAGTTCTTGGCGGTCTCGAAGAATCTTCCCATGATCCGCCGCCATTTGCAACAACAAATCGTGGGTTGTCTGATTGATGGCGCCGCTGGCCATCTCTGCGCCCATGGCGCCCTTAAGCCCTCCATACATCGCCCGGCGCTTCTCGATGTCGGTCTCTTCCGTCATCTCCCGGATGCGCTTGATCCACTGGATAGCGGCATCCTTCCACTTGGTGTTTGCGTTGCGCCCGCTGGCGTCCTCCAGCGCCACGTCGAGCGCCGAAACGTCGGCCACGCCAACAAGCGGCTGGAGAAGGTCGGCCATGGCTGTCGGCGTCGTGTTGTCGGACGCCTTGGCCGTGGCGGCGGCCGGCGGGTCGGGGTCGGCCTTGGTGGCGGCGGCGGGCGCATCGTAGCCCAGGGCGGTCCACGCCTTGGCAGGCACACCCCACCAGAACACCTTTCCGTCAGCCTTGGCCCGGTACGGCGTCTCGCCGGTCTCCATGCTGCCCACCACCGCCCACGTCTCGCCGGCACGGTAGAGATAGCGGCCGACCCCGAAGTGAACGCCTGCCCGCTTGAAGGCATCGCTGATGGCACCCTTGGCGCCCTCCACGTCCGTGTCGCCCGCGCCGTCCGCCTTCCAGATCCACTCGTTTCGCTCGGGCGATCGCAGGCCGGTGCGGCAGATGATGCGGCCACCGGGGGTCTCCGTAAACTCGACCATCCAGTTCTCTAAGCCCACGGTTTCGTCGTACCGGTCCTGGAGGTCGCGGGCGTCGATATAGCACAAAATACGGGCCCAAGGCCCCCGCTTAGACGTACCCGCCGACTGTATACGCCAGTGGATGGACTCGCGGGGGAACGGTGCGGCTAACTCTTGGGCGATCTGGCTCCATGTCTTCTTGGCCATGTTACTTGTCCTCCCGTGTTTTCTGTCAACCCGCGTCGGTTGTTTCGCCCGGTATCAACTCCGCCGGGTTGTCGGCGAGGGCGGCGCGCTTCCGTTAACCATCGCAAAGAATCTACCATAGACCATCCGCGAACGTCAAGCACTTTTTTAAAAAACTTCCAAGGCCAGCCATAATATGATCGGCACGCACCGCTACAACTTGAGCACAAAGATAGGGGCAGCCTATAGTGGTGATGGCGAACCGGCGGCGACGGCCCCGGCGAACCCTGCGAGCGGGTAAAACAGGCGCCGCCAGCTCGGCCCGGAGGAAAAAGTTTTCCCGCCGTATCACAATGCAAACCAACACGATGCGGCCGCCGGGGTTCGGAATGCCCTAACAACCCGCGCTTGACGGGTGGCCGATTTTAGGGTAGCTTGGGGGAACCATACGGAGGGGGTCTAAAGACCCCCAGTGATTATCCCCCCGTGGTTTCCTGAATCTCCTTCACTACGTTCAGTCGATATCAGTAAACACACGGGGGGGTGTCGGGGGGGGGAATGTGTGATTTAACAGTTTGGCCTCGACAAACATTTCAGCTATCGCAGCTATCGGCTATCGCGACCACTCCGCACTAAAAAGCAAAATCAGCCTTTAGTGAAGGGAATGAAAAGGCCGGCCCCAAGATGTGGGACCGGCCGTAGGTTTGTCTGGCCAGGCTATTAGTAACACTCGTCCATCGGATAGGCGTTCTCATCGTCGGCGCGCCATACCCCGAACGTAATCTCTCCCCGGAGCCACGCGCGGACAGACGCCACCGCCTAGATAGTGAACTGCCCTGGCATATCGTCGCCCATCCCGCGAGGGCTCACAAAGGCGTAACCCGCCTTGATCGCCCCGCCGACCCATTCGCCCGTCCAGCCGAGCTTGGCGGCGAGGGCAAACGCGGCGGCCGTGTGGTTTTCCTCTACATTCTTTGAATGGTCCCAATCAATCGTAATGGAAACTCCGCTTTCGGTCGTCGCCTTGACCCTAGATCCGCGACAGTCAGTAGGGCCGAGAAACTTTGTTTGGATTGCCTGATACATTGTCTTTCCTCCCGTGTGTGTGGCCTAGCGGCCGGCGATACCGTCTTCTTCAAAGATGAGGGCCAAAATCGGCTGGCCCGTTCCGCGCATCTGGACTTCAACGATCGGCCATGCTTCCTCTACCGTTACCCTCCCCTTACTGTATCCCGTCAGATACCCGGCATAGCGCAGCATCTTCAAGACGCGGCGAGGCGTGATGGCGTCTTCGGCAAATAAAATCCCGCCTTCAAGGCGATATGAGGCGTTCCAATGCCATCCCCCCTCGGGCTCTGACCACACGTCGATTGACCGCAACTCGGCCTTGTAAAAAGTAGTGGCTGTCTCCATTGTGCTTGCCTCCCGCGTGATGGTGTTTCAGATGGAAAAGTCTAGTTCTGGCGCCATGATTTTATCTGCGAATACTCCGAAAGCCAGCCCGCAATGATCGCAGTACTCCGGGCCGTCGAATTCACCGTCATGCATGATGCCCGCTTCGCGGATGGTTCCGTCTAGTGCGTCTCTCAATTCGATGTCGTAACGCTCACGCACGCAATTGCTGCAAAGCATGGCACCATCTAGTACGGCGAACATCATGTATCCGCCCGGCCATGCGTACCGCTCGCGTGCCACCAGCCGAACGACATCAGCGGGCGAATCTAGATTATACGCTCGGTCGTGAACTTCGATTGTTCCTGTTCGCATTGTCTTGCCTCCCGTGTGATTGTGAACCCTGCTATGCGTAGTATACTTTTCCATCAATGCCGACTCGCACGAACGCCAGCGGAACGACATAGGGGTTGCCCGCGTCGGTCCTCTTTCGCTCGCAGAGCTGGACCGGACGCCTGAGCTTGCGCTTGCGGTCTGTATCGCCCCTGGTGGCCTCATAGGCTTCTTTTGCCACCTGAATAGGGTCATTCCCGATATGTCCGTGCCCGTATCGGTCGCAGGCGTAAAATTCCCTAGTCATTGTCTTGCCTCCCGTGTGATTGTGAACCCTGCGAGCGTGTCTCGCCCGTCTGATACAGCATATCGGCAACCACGATCACCCGTCAAGCATTTTCTTGAGAAAACAAGCCGCTACCCCCAGATTTAACAGTTTGGCCTCAACAAACACGCAACCTAAAACCCGCCAAGGAGCACATAACGTGTAGACATGGCAAAGACTTTCGCCTGTACTAAGGAATGAGTTCTGGAACCAGGCTCAACAGGCAGCCCGGCAGACCCGCCTGACCGCGAGCAACGAGGAGCGGCACACGTTGGCGCAGAGACATACAGCGTACATACGCGCCAGCAGACACCAAAGAATGCTGGTGAAGTTGACCCGTCACCATGAGGCTATCAAGGGACAGTGTAGGTTCCTCTCCGCTGCCCTCTGTCCCGCTATAAGCAGCATATACATGCAGTTGCAGAGATACGATAGTTGCGAAGTAGTGCAACAGTGGGTAGGCGGAGATGCGCGCGAGGGATGACGGGGGGGGCCCCCGGGAGGCCGGGGGTGGGTGCAGGTGATAGGGATCCTACCCTTTCAGCGATAGGTACAATTTCGATAACGAGGGTCTTATGGCAAAGCGAGTGAGGACAGGGCGCGGGGCGGCTTCTGGGGTTAAGAAGGCTTCTGTGGGCGAGGAGGAGCGTCGGGAGGCTGTGCGTGCTGAGTGTGTGGGGCCTCGGGACGTGGTGCGTGGGAGTGGTCAGGGTGGTCGGTGGACTCAGGAGCAGGTGGATGAGTTGGCGGAGGAGATACCTGAGTTGTACGTGGAGTACATGGCCAGTTTGACTGATGTGGCCGTGGCGTTGAGGCTGGGGAGTACTCGTGCGCGGGCCATTGGGGTGATGGCCAACTTAGTGAAGCATCACGCGGTGATCGCGAAGGCAGTGGATATGGGGAAGCGTTTGATGACTGATGAGTTTGCGAAGGTGGCTGTAGGCATTGGGTTGGGCAAGTTGACCATTCGCAACAACTATCCTGGGATGAAGTGGCTAGAGGCTCATGCGGGTGAGGACTGGAGTCCTGCTCAGAAGGTGCAGGTAGAGAACACTGGCTTCAGTGCTGATGACCTGCGGGCCGAGGAGCGCGGGGGGGGCGGCGGTGGCCATACGGGCGCTGCTGCGCTGAAGGTTTTGTCGGGCGGAGCATCCAATGGCGGACGAGACACCTGATGATGCTGTGGTAGATGGTTTGCTGGAGCGCATGGAGGGCATTCAGGATTTGATAGACGCCGTTCGGCGGGCAGATTTCGCCTTGGTGATCTATCGCGAGGACGGTACGACGTTCTACGACGGTGTGGGGGATTTGAGCGCAGACGACATCTTGGCGATCCGCCGGTGCTGTGACGAGATCGAGGCGATCTACATGGGCGAGATCGACATCGAGGTGGAGCTGGAGGGCGACGACGATGACTAGGCAGGAGTTTCCTCAGAAGGTCATCATGGTATACCCTGACGGCTACATGGTTTACATGGATGGATTCTGGATAGGCGACCCGATCGAGGAAGAGGAAGAGATCGAGGAGCCTTTTGACCCTGACGACCCTGAATACAGAGGAGGGCAGCTATAATGCTTGCCGTAGTAGTGGAGCATGTGGGCGGGACGAAGCCCAGCGCAGTCTACAAGGCCACTTCCCCTGACTACGATTTCAGCGGCCACGGCTCTACTGATGCCGATGCGCTGCGGAGTTTCGCCGGTGCTCTTGAGGAGCAGGGCTAGGATGCGCGGACTCAAAGGCCCCAAACACGGGGAGCGGCCTGGGGGCGCCTGCACGGCAGGAGCGGCCGCCCGTGCTCTATCTAACATCTGTAGGCCGAGGTGCCTAACTCTTGGAGGCTAAGATGCGCAGGTTGATCGTGGTGGCCATGTTGGTCTTGGCCTCCGTTTTTGTCATGTCGGCCCTGGCGGCTGACGACGGGCAGCGGTTCCCGATTTCCGGGCTAGCCGCTGGCGACACGGTGTTTACGTTGCCTGCGGACCAATCGCGGCTGCTGGACACCAACAACATCCCCAGCTTCGAGGCATTGATCACGGGGACTGGTGTAGACACTATCGGCTTCTTCAACAAGATCGAGACGTATTCGATCGGCGGGCAGTCCGAGGCCAACCTGAAGTATTGGTCTGACGTTGGCTGGACGATCAACGTCGTGACTAACGGCGGGTCTGGCATCATCGTTCTTGGTTACGAGCCACAATAGCCCGATAGGAACTGGCCATGCGTAGACTGCCGCTGATCATGGTTCTGCTGCCACTCTTGTGGTGCGTGTACGTGTTTGCTCAGACGTTCGAGCCTGGGCAACCCGGCACGATTAGCGGCTCTGGCACGTTTGGCCAGGGCTCTTTTGCATCTGGGGGTGGTTCCGACACGTATGTCTATGCCAACATTGAAGTTGCGTTCGAGACAGACAGCCCGGTTATCTCAGTGTCCTCCAAGCAGGACACCAACCACTGGGTGCGCGTAGATGCTGAGTACATCGACGGCGGCGGCGGCGGGTCTGATGAGGCTCGCGCTATCGTACATGCGGATACGGCCTCTGCCGATACGAACATGTACATGTTTAGCGTGGATCTCGACACATGTGCCGGAACATGGTCTGCGTATGCCGGCGACACGCTCCAGGTCTGGCTGCGGTATGCCGGTGGGCTGGCTTACAGCAACAAGTTCGTGATTCCTGCGCTGTCTGATATCACCTCTCCTACCATCGAGAACACTGCCAACTTCCTGCTGGCCTACGAGGGCAACGGCGACACGCTGACGATCGACGTGGACGCTGGATCGGACGAGGCTGCTACATGGACGCTGGCCTGCTCGTATACGAGTTCATATCCTGCCTACGGGGACGAGACCACTAGCCACTATCTATGGAAGACGGCGACCGCCAATCAATCGCACCAGGGCATCGAGGCTGCCTACGTGGACACCGTGACGGACCTGACGTGTATCGTCGGCCCTCGGGTGTATCACAGCGACACGCTGCTGGTGACGCTGCGCGCTACTGACCAGTGGGGCAACACGTCTGATCCAGAGACATTGTACAGTGGCCTGGTTGAAATGCCTCTTGGTGAGGTGCCTGCTGTCAACCACGACATGTATGGCGTGGCGTGTTACCAGAGCGGCGGCCTCGTCCCCTATATCGAGGGCGACGAGACCCCAGAGGACTACGGGGAATATACGGTCTGGATGGGTGCCGTTGACCACGTATTCGGCACTGAGGCAGTGTCGAACGCGGGCTGGCATGGGTGGGTCCAGCAGGCTCGCGACGTAGCTGGGTCGAGGCTCGGCCCGGTTCTCGGGCACACCGAAGAATACTGTCAGTCAGAGTGGGTCTACGAGGCGTCGAAGCGCAAGGGCGCGTGGGCGCAGTCGCTATATGACTCGCTGCTGGCCGAGGACTCGGCAGACACGAATTTCCTGGTCCACCATCCGTCCGGCCATTTGACCTACGTGTGGCCATATGAGGGCTTCGGCCCGTTCGTCAACATGACTAACGAGTTCGCTCGCCGTCGGTTCGCGCAGATGCTGGTCGCAGAGTACAACCACTCGGACAACCGGGTGCCGTACACCGGCCTGCTATTCGATGTCTGGGAGCCGACGCTCTCGTTTGCATGTTGGGACACGATCGTCACGCTTGAAGGTGGAGACATCACCAACGGCACAAAAACCGGATCGATCTATGCATTCGACCAGGATCTTGACGGGACGCGGCTGGGCCTGGACCTGGACGAGCAGCAGGCCAGGCGGACGGGCATGGACAGCCTGTTCACCTGCATACGCGAGGCGATCCGGGCCACGAATGCGGACTCGGTGGCTGAGTACTTCCTCTTGGGCGGGAACACGGACTACGCCTACTCGGACACCTCGTTCCTGAGCAACATCGACGTTGTCGAGGTCGAGGACTTCGGCTGTCCGGCCTACACGAACAACACGGCGTGGGAAGAGTACCCTTGGCACAACGCGGTTGACCCTGCGTACTACGACCAGGACTATCCGAACTATAACCTGCTAGCTGGCGTAGACTATCCGAACCCCTCGACGTTTACGGTGACGTGGGACAGTCTGGCTAACTACATGCGGACGCAGTCGGGCGGGCCGTGGGTGATGTCCGAGGCGCGGCCTCCGGTGGGCGACACGATCGAGCCCGAGCTGCTAGAGGTGTACTCGCTGCTGTTCGACAACATCCATCCGTTCTATTTGGCCTATGACCTTGAGAGCGGCTATCGTCGGCACCGCCCTCCGAGTGAACGGGGTAAGGCCGACCTAGACTCGCTTGGCGCGTCTGACGGCGCGGCCACGCTGGATACGACGTCATATTCTGGGTACTGGTATCTGACCAGATCCTACGACAACGGCGAAGTCAAGATCATGCTGCCCGAGCGCACCGGGTACGACTGCGAGACGGACTCGCTGGAGTATCTGGTCTATCTGACGGGCGGCGACACCTTGCGACTGTCTGACGGTTATCTCGATTTGGATATCAGTGTTCCGTCTGTCACCATCAGCGCCCTCGATTTTCAGTATACCGACGACCTGGTCCGCAACACAACCCAGCACCTCGACCTCGATGTAAACGAGGGTGGCACCTGGTATTATCGGTATCGGACCACCACAAACTCGGCTTCCGATCCAGCGGTGGACTGCGCGGCCTGGACCGGACCGCCGGCCTGGGGCTCGTGGAGTTCCTGGACGATGAGGACGTCAGGCTTCATTGACCTCAATACTGGGGTGCAGGAGTACAACGGCCAGTATACGGCCATTCATGTGCAAGTCTCCGGTTCGGCCACCGGGCCTGCGACAGATGAGGATTGCGCTTCGTTTAAGGGGCAAAAATGAGGAAACTGACGCAACTGATCCTGGCCGTTACGTTATTCGCGACGATCACGGTAGTGGCCAGCCCGAACGTCACGGCGACCTGGACGGCGCCGACCACTGGTTCGCCGGTAGAGTACTACGTCGTCGAGGTCTACGAGGGCGGCGAGCTGGCGTTCACCGCCCAGCCGGCCGACACGTTCGTGGTCTTCAATGAGTTCGTGATGCTGAAGGAGTACACCGCTCGAGTCGCCGGGGTCGACGCACTCGGTCGCCAAGGCCCTTGGAGTGACTGGAGCGAGCCTTATATGTGGGACGAAGGAGCTCCCGGTTCTTGTGGTGTGATTGTGTGGCGGTGACGGCGGAGGCTGGGTCAGGACAGGGATAGCAGCGCAATAGCGCAACGATAGGCGCATAAGACTGGGTAAGGTTACACAAGACGCGACAGAAGGCGCATCCTGGGGAGGACAACGTGCCAGACAACCCGAGCAACGGCACCAAACGGTTCGAGGAACTAGCGCGCGACGTGCGCGACATGAGGGGGCAACTGACCAGCCACGGCGAGTCGCTGTCGCGCATCGAGGCGCTGATGTCGCCGCTCCCTACCAAGGTTGAGCAGCTACGACGCGACGTGGACCGGCTCGAGGACCACGCGTCCATCTCGGTCGCGAAGGTCACCGGCCTGGCCAGCACGATCGCCGCAGTGGTCGCCGCCCTTGGCCTCTGGCTTGTGTCAAGGGGCGGATCGTAAGCAGCAGGGGTGGACGTGGATATGCTAGAGCCCTACGTGAGCGTACTGAAGGAAGAAGAGGGGTTTACCCCGCATGTCATGCCGGACACGCGCGGCGTGTTTGTCGGCCATGGCTGCCGGGTAGATCCAGATGGCCCCGGACTCAGCAGGGAAGCCGCCGAATGCGACTTGAGGGTGAAGCTAGACGAGGCCATGGAAGACATGATCGTGACGTTTCCCGCCTGGTGGTTCTACGGCGAGGCGCGGCAGTCGGCGCTTATCTCGATGCGATACCAGCTTGGGCGCTTTGGATTCCTAGCGTTTTCCAAGATGATCGAGGCGGTCAGGGACGAGCGGTGGAACGACGCATCCGAAGAGTGCCTTGACAGCAAGGCGGCCCGTAATCCGTTGACAGAGAAGCGGTTTGCGCGGAACGCCCGGGCCCTGCGGACAGACGAATGGCAGTGGGAATGCGACGCCTAATGGTACAAATTGTACAAAACGCAGCCACTTGTGCCTAACTGTTGCTGTTTCGACACAGCCGCCAGAGCAATGGGAGTGTGAAGCATGATCAACCATCACAGCAGATACCGCAAGCTGGCCTGTATCCTGGCCATCGCCGGGCTGCTGACCTGGGGGTACATGAGCATCAGCGGTGGAGAGAATCAGGCCGCAGCCATGAAGCCCTTCTCCGTGGCGATGACCCTGCTTGGGTTCGCCTACGTGATCGACTCTGTTCTGCGGATCGCTGCCGAGCGGCTACCGATCCCTGAGCGGCTGAAGAAGATGATTGAGTGATGGGCGAGTTCGGCCTTGAGATCGTCATCGGCATTGTGGCGTTCCTGGCGCTCGTCTTCGGGCTAAAGGCTGGCCGGTCGGACGGCGGCAAGTCCGTGCTGAAGAAGGCCAAGGACATCTTCTCCGACGAGCAAGAAGAGGTGATGGCCGATGCCAGAGAACAGATGGAACAAAGACTTAGAGAGGTTGACTCAAGGCTGGCCCATGCTCGCAGCCTGCCTCTTGCTGATCGCGTGCGTCTCATCCGCGAGCGAGCGGACATCCTTCGCCGAAAGCGACAGCTCAAGGTGGACGGTAAGTGATGCATGGTATATCGAGGAAGTCCAGGCCGTCAATGATAGCCTAAGGGGACGACTGGAGTTTTCTTCGGCGAAATTGGACAGCGCTAGGATAGAGGCTCACAAGATGCAGTTGGACATCATCTACCTGGAGGCCAACCAGCGGAAGTGGTATGACGAGATTCTGTTGTTCGCTAAGTTGCTTGCACTTGCATTGTCGGTGAACTGGCTAACGGAGAACTAGTGGCCAAGGCCAAAGTACAGAAGCTGCCCAAGGCAGACCTAGAACTGATCCACTCCAAGCTCGCCGAGGTGTGCTTCCGTGGCACGCCAGAGCAGGGGTACATGGACAGTGGCTTCTGGAAGTTCATTGACTACGTGTACACCTACGACGCCCACGACCCTGAGCGGGCGATCAAGAAGCTGCCGGCCGACAAGGAGTATGTCGCCTGGTGCTTTGCCCACATGCTGAGTTGCGACAAGCTGCTGCTGCCGAAGTCCCGGCAGATCATGGTGTCCTGGATGCTGGCGGCGTTCGCGGTGTGGTTTGTGCGTACCCAGCCCTACTGTCTGGTCCTGGTTCAGAGCGAGGACGCGGACAAGGCCAACGCCCTAGTCTCTAAGGGGGCCGATGCCCCCGCGCTGGGCCGCATGGACTTTATTGAACAACATCTACCCCAGTGGCTTCGCGACCCAAATATAGTCGATGGCCCCGGCAACAAGGTGGGGGAGCTGGTATACACGCCTACGCCCAAGACGGAGCAAGGCGTTAAGGTGCCCTGGCACGGAAGCCGTATCAAGGGGCTCCCCCAGGGGGCGCGCAAGGTGGCCGGCTACACGGTGTCGTTGTTCATCAGCGATGAGGCGGCCCATCAGGAGAGTTTCGAGGAGACGGTCACGGCCCTGCTCCCGGCGCTGATGTCGCCCAAGAGTTCTACGCGGTTCATCGCGGCGTCCTCGGTGATCGGCGGGTCTCACTTCAATCGGATGGTGCTGGAGAGCAACAAGGCCCCTGGGCGCGGCGAGATCTTTGTCGAGCCCGAGAACACGGGGTGTGCTGAGACTGAGGGGCTGGTGCTGTCTAGCCAGCGCGGTGCGCTGATCGACGGTATGCGCTCTTGGGACACGCCTAGCGGGTACTCGGTGCTGGAGACTCACTACAGGAGCGACCCAGACAAGAACCCTGGGACCGAGGCCGGCGCGGCGTGGCTGAAGCGGGCTGCCAAGGCCTACATCGGCGGTATGCGGTCTCCCGGCTGGCAACAGGAGATGGAGATCGACTACTCGGCCCGTGGCGGGCTGCCGGTCTTCCCGTTCCTGACCGACCAGCATACTCCGGTGTTCATCCCGCGCATGACGGTGCGCGAGGTGAAGCAGCGCCGGATGAAGATCGTCTCTGGCTACGACTACGGGACGCTGAACCCTTCGGCGCATGTGATCATCGGCGTGGACCCGCAGTATGGCGACTGGTACTTCCTTGATGAATTGTACGAGCCCTGTTCCGGCGTGAAGCGCCATGTGGCCAGGCTAAAGCAAAGCCCCTATGTAAAGGGCGGCCTGATCCAGTACACGAAGTGCGATCACAGCCTTGGATTCAAGAACCAGCAGCAGGCCGGCGGTCTGTCTTGCGTAGTGGATCTCTTTAGGAAAGAGGGCTTTCACATGACCCCCGGACGCAAAGGCGCCGGGGACACCCTGCGGGTGATGCTGCTGGACCGCTGGAGCAATGTGGACGAGTGGGCTGCGTGGGACCGGGAGGAGGCCAAGCGCCTCCAGGCCGGGGAGCCCCCGCGCCGTAGGCCGCCTAGGGCATACATCACCGCCGGCTGCCCGAAGTTGTGGTGGGAGTGCCAGCGGCTTCGGCTGAAGGAGCACACCAGCGCCGCCGTGGCGGCCCGCAAGAACGAGCCCGACCAGATCATGGACAAGGACGACCATGCCTACCAGGCAGCGGCCTATGTCCTGGACACGATGCCGGAGGCAAAGGTAGCGCGAGCCCGACAGGGCAGAGGAGTGACTTGGGATGACATCGACCGCCAAATCAGAGAGCGCGAGCAAGAAGGCCGATACAAAGGCGAGTACGTCGCCTAGGCCCGTTACTCGGACGCCGCCGGGGCGCAAGCCTACGGTGACCAAGTGGGTGGCTGGTGAGGGAGATGTGTTCCGCGTGGAGTACACCTGTGAGATCTGCGGGATGAAGGATGCGCACAACGCGCGCTCGTACAACCCGCGTGTGTTCTGTTGCCGATGCAAGTCCCAGATGATCGTGAGTGTCGCAGAACTCTCGGACGGGCGATAGGGAACTGAAATGTACGGTTCGAGCATCCAGAAGCCGAGTGGCGCCGATGGCCTGGTGAAAGACTATTTCACCGAGCTGGAGCGCGGCCTGAGTAAGCGGAACGACCTTCTCGAAGAGTGGGAACAGAACGAGAAGTACGCTTACCGAGACCTTGGGTTGGACTCCGACGACGACAACACCCAGGTCAACAAGCTTGGCTCCTGGGTAGAAAGCCGGACGGCGGCTCTTGCGTACCGGAATCCTCGCGCCAAGCTGACCCCGCGCAACGAGACGGGGTGGGAGGCCGTGGACGTCCCGGTGATCGACCCGGAGACAGGGCCGGTCTCTGAGCCGGTGATGGACCCGATGACCGGGCAGCCGGCGTTCAATCCCATGACCGGCGAGCCCATGATGCGCCCCTTGATGCGCAAGGTGCCGCGCTACAAGGTGCTTGAGCACACTGTCAACTATCTTCTCAACCGGCCATCGTTCAGGACTGCTGCCACCGGGCGGCTTGCGATCAAGGCTGCACTGCTCACTGGCACGGGGGCGGCCAAGGTGGGGTACACGGCGGACTTCCGCGATGACGAGGACAGCCCTCCGCCCATTCCGCAGGAAGACATCGCCTTCCTGGACCCTGAGATGCTGAGAGAGGACTACGAGTTTGACGGCGATGTGCCCCTGATTGTTGACGGGGCGCTGGTCCCGAAGGACTCGCTGCCGATTGACGAGCAATGGTTCATCGACTGGTGCGACACCAAGAAGATGATCTTTGATCCTGATGGTGAGAACGACTTTTGCCAGCACCGGTGGGTGGCCTACGAGTACATCCGGCCGCTGAAGGACGTGAAGGCCGACAAGACGCTGAAGAACACCAAGGATCTGAAGGCCACCGGCTCGGACTATGAGGAGTATGACACAGGCGTTCGCAAGGCGATAGGGTCGTTCAACAAGTCGAATGACTCGACAGACGAGGAGTGGCGGCGCAAGCACAAGATGGTGCGGCTGTTCGAGATATGGGACTTTGAACGTAAGCGGCTTGTGGTGCTGGCCGATGGGCACCAGGAGATCCTGCGAGACGACCCGATTCCCGATGGCGTAGACGAGACCACCGGGCCGTGGTCGTTCTACCGGCCTATCGAGCGGCTGGCCGAGTGGTATGGCAAGGCCCCGGCGACTGATCTGCGTATCCTGAACGAGTGGTACAACCAGGCAAACAAGCAGTCGATGCGCGAGATGCGTAAGGCTGCATGGAAGATTCTTGGTCGGAAATCTCGCCTAGACGGCTCAGAGATCAACAAGATCACCAGCCCCAAGAACGAGTTGGTGATGATTGACGACTCTGACTGGGAGCAGGGCGCGTCCATGGCGGATGCCGTGATGCCCATGCAGATCCCGACCATCGCCCCCGAGATGTTCAACTACAGCAAGATCATTGCTGCGAACTTCGATGAGGTGGCCGGGCAGCCGGGTGAGAGCCGGGGCGTGGCTAGCGCAGACACCGCCACGCAGGTGAAGCAGCTCAGTGCTCGCGAGACGATGCGCGAGGACTTCCAGCGGGCTATCTACGCAGAGTGCTGGCGGGACATTCTGACGAAGCTGGTGAACAGCATCCAGGCGAACATGACCATGGAACAGGCCATAACCATCAACGACGGCGACGGATACGCCTTTGTGACGATGGTAGACAGCAAGATGATCCAGGGCGATTTCGACGTGGACCTGGACGTTGAGGACATGGCCCCGCGAGACAAGGAAGTGGATAAGGCCAATTTCGTCAACGCCATCACGGTGCTAGCGCAGATGCCCGGGTTCGGGGCCGACGAGGCTACCGCCAATGCGTTTCTGGACGCCTTCGGGGTCCACAACAAGGCGTTGGCCAAGGGGATCAAGCAGTGGGCCGAGTTGCAGCAGATGATGATGATCTTCCAGGCCCAGGGAAAGCAGGCCGGTACGCCGGACAACGCCCCCCCTAGAGACGAGGCTACGGCCATCAGCCAGAAGGGCGGCATGTAATGCCGATCTACGAGTACGCTTGCGAGAAGTGTGGGGTCAGCCGCGACGAGATGCGCACGATCGCAGAGCGCGACGACGCTCCTACGTGCGAGTGTGGCCTGAAGATGGAGCGGGTGCTGTGCGCTCCTGCGTTTGGCGGAGACCTCGACAACACGGGCTGGCGGCAGGGCGTGAGCGGCTGGGACGAGGGGCTAGGATGCTACGTGCGAGACACGGCAGACCGCAAGAAGATCATGGAGCGCAAAGGGTTAACTGAGTGGAACCCTGACTCCACGCACAAGAAGATGATAGAGGAGTCACAGTACATTCGGAAGCATGGCCGGGGCCGCGAGGCGACCCGGGCGGTGCAAGAGGTGGGCGAGAAGGTGATCAGAGATCACCGGAAAGCCGTAGTCAAGGAGAAGTTCCGCCCAGTGCGGGACGCAATTAACGAGGTGTGCTAATGAGCGAGCAGAGTCTCCGTGACGCCATGTTCGAGGACTTTGGAGAGTCCGTGGACGACGGCGCCGAGGGTACTGGCGAAGCTCTTGAGGAGCAGGCGGCTCCCGAGACGGACGACCAGGAGAGCGACGAGGAGCAGCCTGACGAGGCCGGCGAAGAGACGGAGCCTGTGGCAGATGAGTCTGCCGAGGAAGACGTTGCGGCCGGCGAGGAGTCATCTGACGATGGCGAGGTGGATTGGCTGGACATGGTTCCGGCCGATGCGATGTCTCGCTTGGAGCAGATGCGTATGGATGACCCGAAGATGCCCACATGGTATCGGCAGTTGAAGCAGGGCAGGGATCGCGCCGCCAGCGAGGCAGATCGGTGGCGACGGGAACTTGAGAGTCTTCAGGCGCAGATGCAGCAGGGCGAACAGCCGAAGCAGGACAGTTCCTTACCTGCGGAGCCGCAGCCTCCCGCTGACGACGCTGACCCTAAGGAGTGGCAGAAGTACGCGCTAGAGCACGACAGGTGGCTAGTGGAGACTTCCCAGCAGAAGACGCTGGAGGCCATCAGGGGTGAGCAGGAGAAGCGAGAGCAGTTGAGGCAGCAGGAAGAACAACTGCGCAGGCAGCAGGAATGGGGCCAACGACAGTACGAGGCGTTGCAGAAGCGAGAAGGGTTTGACTCCGAGGTAGAGGCGGCCATGTACCAGATGGCCTCCGAGAAGCCCTACTTCAAGGCAATGCTTTTTGACGAAGGTGGCCTCGATCTTTTGTTCGACATGGCGCGCAAGAACGTAGAGTCGCGCCGTGACAAGTTGCAGCAAATCAAGCGCAAGACCACCGCTGGACAGAGAACGACTCCGCGTCCCAAGCCAACGCCCAAGGGTGCGGCTCAAGACCCGGACATCCCGGATGGCGCTGACTACAGTGAGACCATCCAGGGTATTGTCGGCTCGTTCGGCGGGTAACAAGGAGTTATAGGCGATGCCTGCTAATTTTCTTGGGTCGAGTTCTGCTGTAGATATTGATGGGCTTCTGTCCCATACTACGCAGTTCATCGACAAGAAGGGAGTGATTCAGGACGCGATTGCGGACAGCTCTCCGTTCCTGAAGGCTCTCAGCCTCAAGGGCCGCTTCGGCCAGCCCGCATCGGGCGGTACGCACCTTGAGGTGCCCCTGATGTACGGACTCAACAGCACGTTCGGCTCCTACAGCCGGGCGGAGGTGCTGAACACTGCCATCGTTGACGGGATGGGCGCCGCGTTCTATCCCTGGGCTCAGTACGCTGAGACCGTCTCGATTGATGGCCTGACTGCGCTCCAGAATGCTGGTGCGGCCAAGATCAAGGACATTGTGGCCTCGAAGTTCGAGCAGGCTACGATGACCATTGGTGACGGCTTCAACAAGCATATCCTGGCGTGCGAGACGATCGTGGCTGCGGGCGCGACGGGCAATGGCGGCAAGAACGTCATCTCCCTGCCGATGCTGGTGGACTACGACCCCGACCGCAATGTGGCCGTCGGCGGCATCAACCCGAGCACCTACTCTTGGTGGGAGAATCAGGTTCTCGATGCCGACAACGGCACCACGAACACTCCGCAGCGTCTCAAGAAGAAGATGCAGAAGATTTACACCGACTGCGCCAAGCAGGGCATGGGCGGCCGCGAGCCGGACCTGGTTCTGATGTCGCAGCAGGCGTATCTCAACTACCTGGCCTGCATCGACGAGCAGAAGCGGTACAGCACGTCGGACAAGAGCCCGACTGCTGGGTTCGGCAACCTGATGTTCAACAACGCTGAGGTGATCTGGGACATGCATGTGCCCGATCCCGAGGCTGGCTACGACTGGGACAGCGGGAGTTACGCCGCTGAGTCCATGTACTTCCTGAACAGCAAGTCTCTGGCGCTGTACGTGCTGGGCGGCCGTGACTGGAAGTGGCGTGGCTGGATGACTCCGCACGACCAGGACGCGAAGGCCAACACGGTGCTGTGGGCGGGTCAGCTTGCTGTCCGCAACCGGCGCTCGAACGGTCTTCTGTACGGCATTAACTCGACCGAGCCGACCCCGGCTTAAGGGAGGTGAAATAGCATGGCACAGATTTCTGCTGCTTCCAATTATGATCCCTCCGGCCCGATCTGCATCGAGACGTTCATCGCTGGAGAGGCGATCACTGAGGGCGATGTGGTCATTCTCGACCACACCGACGAGAATGGCTACACGGTGCTTCAGAGTAATGCCGATAGTGTGGCTATCGGTGTCGCCCAGGAGGACGCCGCTGACGGGGCCGAGGTCAAGGTTCAGACCTACGGTCTCGGCATCAAGGCGATCACGACCGGCGGGTCCGCTGCTGCGAACTCGTCCCTGATCGCTGGCGCTTCCGGGGCGACTGCCGAGGTCGCCGCCGGCACTGCTGCGTATGCGCCGTTCGCGTATGCGCTGGAGGCCGACTCTAGCACGACCCTGGCCGCTGAGGATTATTTCATCACCTTCGGCCCGGTGTACTTCTAACCGTCAACCGGGGGCGGGGTATCCGCCTCGCCCCCACCAAGGAAGGAGAAGGCGATGCCTGCGCTGGTTTCCGGCGTCACCTCCATGGTCAGGACGATGGCTCCCGGCCACGATGACCGCTGGAGCGATGCGCGTATCTATCGGACCATCCACATGGCCGACCTTGCTATCTGTGAGGCCGCCGAAGTGGAGTGGGCCAGCTATGTGATCGAGCTTAACGACGGAGAGATGTACTACACGCTGCCATCGGATATCATCTCCGTGCGCACCGTGGAGTACAGTTTCGACGGCGTGACCTATGAGAAGGTGCTGACGCCGGCCACGCTAGAGGATCTTGACAGGATCTCTATCGGCTGGCAGGACGACACCGGGAGCGACCCCAGCCTGTACGTGCTGCTGTCTGCTCCGGGCTCGGGAGACAACAGCCAGATCCTTGTGTGGCGGCCAGTGGCCTCCACGTCTGGAGAAAAGATCAGGATCAATTACACGAAGTGCAGGGAAAATGTCTCCAGCCTGGCGAGCGTGACAGCGCCCAACGACATCATGGAGACGGTGTACCTGCCCTACGTGCTATCTATCCTGTTCACCGACGAGGACATGGAGTTGGCCAACATGTACATGGGCCAGTTCCAGCGTGGTCTGAGCCGTCTCAAGGTCCGCTACAACCATAGAACCCAAGAGCGGGTGGAGGCACTGAGTGACATGGGCGGATATTAAAACACGCTTCTGGGAGATTTACGGCGGCGATGAGACGCTGTACCCGGAGTTGTCCGATCAGTTGCTTGCGCTTGCAAACATGACTGTTCGGAGGTTCGTGGCCGAGACTGACTCGCTGGTCGGCCGCGCTTCGATCGTATGTGAGGCGGGCACTCAGAACTACGACATGCCGACCAACTGCGACAAGATCATCCGGGCAGCCTACGACGGGGACAAGCTCACGGCAGTCTCCAAGTGGTCTCTGCACTGCGGTGTCTACGGCAACGGGTGGGACCGCCTTCAGGGCACCCCAAGGCACTACTTCCTGGACGGCCTCAACGAGCAGATCGGCCTCTATCGTATCCCGAGTGTAGATACCACCCTGGAGGAAACGGACAATAGCGAGACCATCGGGTCCGGCTACGGGGCAGTTATCGCACCCTCTGGCACGGGGGCCAGGATCTCCAACACCGGCTACGGGGCCGTGGTGGTAGACTTCGGCGGCTCCACGTATGACATCTCTGCCAACGCGCTGGACCTGTTCTTCTACGCCAGGCCGAGCGACCTTGAGTATGACTCAGATGTCCCCGACCTGCCCGCCTGGATGCACACTTATGTCCTATATGACATATTGCGGGCCGTATATACAATGAAGTTCCCGAGTCAGGACTACGAGCGCGCCGCGTTCTTCGGGCGCCTGGTGCAGTCTGGGCTCAAGAAGCTGCGCTCAGTGGCCACCAAGCCCACCCCAAAGAGTTACGTGTTCCGGGAGCAGGACGGCCTGGAGACCGTGGGGACATGGCCGTTCCAGTACCCCGAGCACATTGAGGAGTCGTCGTGATGAAGCGGTTTATCGCTGCTGGCGTAATCTGTCTTGCCGTCGCCGGCGTGGTGCTGGCGCAGGTGAGCGACCGGCTTGGCGTGCAGGACATGCGGTATGGCAACAGTTGGGACCGAGACCTCGGGACCATCTCTGTCGAGATCAAGGGGATCACTCCGATCAACGTGCAGGGGTTCCCTTTTGATGCGGACGGCTCTGATGGCTCTAATGACGAGGTGGCCATCCAGGCGGCCATCGACAGCGCCTACTCCTGGGGCGGCGGCACGGTCTATCTGCCGGCAGGAACGTACTATGTCGGCGGCAACGGCTACGTTGACAGCGTGGACAGTTGGTGTCTGCGGCTAAAGAGCAACGTGACCATTATGGGCGACGGCCCGGCTACCGTGATCAAGCTCTACGCTCAGAAGGGCCGCGACGTACAGCCCAATGGATACCCGGTCTCTCATGTGTTCTACACGGGCAAGCGGACGTGGGCGTACCCTACCCAGACGTCCGGGCAGGCGACCGGCGAGCGGGTGTACGAGGACTTGATCGACACCACGCACGTTAGTACGAACGGTGAGGTATACGCCAGCAACATCGAGATCCGTGACCTGTGCATCGACACGGACTATGAGAACCAGCCGAGCGCGTCCGGGCAGACGAGCAGCCCTATCAGCATCAACTCTGCCACCAACGTAAGAGTGATCAACTGCAAGCTGACGGGCGCTGTGTCTACGGCTGCCAACTTCTACGGCAACCACCCTGACAGCAGCACGACCAATATCATCTTCTCTGGGAACATCGTCAGCGAGGCCGGCGAGGATGGCGTGGGCGGTATCGGGGCCACGTTTGATCGAGTGGATGGCATCTTGTGTACGAACAACGTATTCAAGGACATCGGCCTGCGGGCGGTGGTGGTCACCAGGGCATACAACGCGGTCGTCGCCAATAACGAGATCCGCGATGTCTACGACGACGGTATCCGCTGTATCGGCGGAACCTTTGTCAGCATCACCGGCAACCACATGCACAATGTTGGGCAGTATGGAGTGCAGGTTGGGCCGAACGGGAGCAGCTTCAGCGTCGGAGTATCCGTTACCGACAACAACCTGGTCCTGTCTGCCACCTCTGGCGAGTGCGGGGTGCTTGTCCTTGACGCCCAGCGGGTACATGTCTCCGGGAACGTGACGTGGTTCCCCCACTGGGACGGGACCGGCGCAAGCTCTTACATCGGCGGCATTTACGTGGCAAACAGCGACACACTGGCCGATGGGACAGCCTGGACGCGGGAGATTTCCGTCATCGGCAACTCCCTGTACAGCACCGACGAGGTGTACTCGGACTCTGGGGACACGCTGAACTATGCTCCTGCTGCGATCCAGCTAGTCAACACGGTCAGCACATACGAGAGTCGGCCCCAGCACACGATGGTGGCCAACAACTTCTCAAGCTGGTCGTTCGACGGCTTCAGGGTTGTGAACTTCGATTCTGTCGCCGCGTCAGACAACTACTTTGCCAACGTGGTGCGGACGGGGCTTGATACCACCAACGTCGGCTGGCTTGGCGATCCGGGCTACTTCTTCGGAGCCGCCGCTGGAGATGCAGACCGAGACTCTACGGGCTCCAAGGACGATTACCACTTCACGTCCCCGGAGGATTAGGGACAATGGCCAGCAAGAAGTACGGCACAGACAGGTTCTCTGGCCTAGATAGCCAGACCGCCCCGCACTTGCTGGACCCGAGCGCCTTGCAGGTGGCCACCAACGTGGACTACTCCGAGCGCGGGGCCATCAAGTCGCTCAAGGAGGGCGACCTGATCAAGCAGGCCGGCGGAGAGTTGATGGGCGGCGGTTGGGTAAAGGTTGGCGGTGTAGACTACTACATCTACAAGGAGTACGACGGCGGCGAGGTGATCCGCGCCTACAACCTGAGTTCCGGGACCGCAGGCGCCCCGATCGGCAGTAGCCTAGCCTGGGGGCAGAACGATCTCCAAGTGGTCCAGGGCGACGGCGTGGCCATTCTGACGGACGGCGCGGTCAACCGAATCTACGACGGCACCAACCTGTACGGCTTCGGCGCTCCCGCCGCTACGGACGATGCCGGCATCCGGTCTGAGGACCAGGTGATCGTCTACGCCGTGCCGGCGGTGAGCATCACGAATGTGTCTGTCGGGGCAGATCCGTATCCCGTCACGGTGACCGCCGCCGGCCACGGACTTACCGACGGCGACAAGGTGTGGATAACTGGCGTGGGCGGAGCCACCGAGATCAACGATGCCCTCTACACGGTAACCAACGTTGACGGCAACGACTTTGACCTTGATGGCATCGACGGCAGCGGGTGGGGTGCATACACCACGGGCGGGAGCGCCTACCCCGACGCCTGCGGGTACGCCGGGACGTACAAGTTCCGGGTGTCCAATGTGGTGACCCTGCCGAGCGGAGAGGTCATCGAGGGCAGCGCGGAGTTGATGCCGATAAGGGAGACAGCCCACGGAGAGTCCTTTGACGAATATGAGATCGCAGAGACCGACAGGGTTACGCTGATCTGCATCGGCTTCGAGGACACTGACGTGAGCGACTGGGTGGCCGGCGACTATACGGCCGGCACCGATCTCACCGTCTCGCGGCGGGTGTACCGCAACAAGTACGGGGACACGTCGCAGGGGTATCTGGCCTACACGTTCCCGCACGCAGACATCTACGATGTGGTCAACCACTACGACTCTGTGCTGGACCACACGTCGGACATTGACCTTGGAGCCCAATGGCTTCCGTCGTCCTTTGACGCCCATGACGCGCCCGACACGTTCTCCGTGGCCGCTACGCACGCCTTCAGGCTCTACGTGGGCGTGGGCAACGAGGTCTACTGGAGCGGCACGGACGGCCAGAACTACTTTAAGCCCACGGACACCATCGCTGTCGGTGAGGACGTGACCGGCCTGGTATCTGTCGGCAACTACCTGGTCATCTTCAGCCAGAATGGTGCGTGGCTGTGGGATCCATCTGAGCCCCGGCTACTGGATCTGAAGGTGCGGTACGGTGTCGAGGACTTCCACGGAATCGAGACGTTCGACGGCCGGGTGTGGTTCGCCAACCATCTCGGGCTGTTCACCCTGGACGCCGCCCAGATCGGCGGCTTCTCGGTGGACATGGTGCAAAGCTCCCCGGCGTCCGGTCCGGTAGATGATGAGTGGCGCGCGTGCAGCGGTGACTGGTCGCTGGGGAGTACGCACGACACGCTCTATTGCAACTGTAGGGGGGACTCGTCCTCGGATACATTCGTGCTGCATGTTGGGGACAATTCCCGATGGGGAAAGTTTGCCCCCGCCGACGTGGTTGGCCACGGTTTTATCACCGATCGGGAAAACAACCGGGTGCTGTACGCCGACAGCGACGGCTCGATCACGGCCATCAGCGAGGGCGATGACGACATGACGGTGACGGCGAAGACGCCCCTGTACGGGGGTGGACTCGACTCCCGCGTGACGCGATTGAAGGTAGACGTGGGGCCTCAGACCACCCTTTCGGCCACGATCACCAGCAACAGGGGCGGGACTTCCACCGTGTCTGTTGCGCCGACGGCCGGCCGGACGGTGGCCTACCTGGAGCCGACCAAGCTGGCTGGAGAGTTCTTTGACGTAGAGTTCAGTTTCACTGGAACCTTGTACGGGTATGTGCTGGAGACGACCCCGGTACACGGGCACGGATACTAAGGAGTAGAGAGATGGCTATCGACCCTCTAGGCGCTGGACTCATGGTGGGCGGCAACGTCTTGTCTGGGCTTCTCCAAGGAGACCAGGAGATGCCGGCCGTGCCCCGGTCCTACACTGGACTTTTGAGCCCTGAGCAGGTGTCCGCCACCAACAGCCTGATCGGGCTCCTGATGTCCGGCGGCGGTGACTTTGGCGGCGCGGCCACCCGACAGGCCAACACGACCTTGATGGACCAGATGGCGCGGCGCGGCATTGATCCTAACGGAAAGTTTGCTGCGTCGGCGCAGGCTGGTATGATGGGCAACATCGCCGCGCAGGCCGGTCAAAACAGGCACAACACCCTGCTGCAACTGCTCAACAGCCGCCCTGGCAACCAGATCAACTATCAGAACCTTGGCTACGGGTTCGAGGGAACGCCGTTTGGCCAGGGCGCAAGCGCCATGTCCGGCATCACTGCTGCGCGCCCGAGCGGCGGCGGCACCAGGTTCCAGCGCGCATGGGATGACCTTGAGAACCAGGCGGCTAACCGCTACCGCAGCGGAGGGACGTACTAGCCATGGCTACCAGCAGAGGGAACAGGGCTGGATCTGCTCTAGGGCAAGGGCTGTCTCAGTTGGGGCAGTTGATGATGCAGGCCCAGCAGCAGGAAGCCGACGACCAGCGCCGGAACGCCGAGTGGGAACGCCGGTTCCAGATGCAGGCAGACCAGCGGGAGCAGGAGTTGCAGGACCGGCGTGACTATGAGAACGAGCCGGTGCCCCTGCTGAGCCTGCCCATGCTCGGGGACGTGCAGGTTCCCCGCAACCTCGCCTCTCAGTTGGCCCAGCCGTTGATGTACATGATGCGGGATGCGGCCAAGGGCGAGGGCGGTGCGTACAACCCGGAGACAGACCCAGTAGTCCGGCGGAAGCTGTACCTTGATCAGCTCGGAGTGGGGGAAGACCCAAAGCCGAGAGACCCCCAGCTTGACCTCGGCACCCGCCTGGGGAACCAGCAGAAGATTGATGACATGTGGATTGAGAACCTTCCCCCAGGCCCTCAGTGGGATTGGCTGCTGGCCACTGGTGGCGCTGCGCCGGCCAAGGCGCTGTTCTCGGAGTTGGTCTCTGGTGGGATGCCGGCCGCAGAGGCGTCTACGAAGGTCGCCGCGAAGCTCGGCGATATGCCAGACAACTACTACTTCAAGCCATCTGGAGACACTTACACCGTCCGCGAGGACCGCAGCCGGTGGCCGGACCGAACGATTAGCGACCAAAAAGATGTCGAGTCTCTGCGCCAGATGCTTCTGTCCGGATATGGCGGCGGCGAGGATACCGGCGGTCAGGCCGATAGCTATCGCCTGAGTGACGGGTCCGAACTTGTGAACGAGGGCGGACAATGGGTGGTCTACGGGCCGGACGGCAAGCCCTATCGGGCGCTACCGGAGGATCTGGCCGAAGCCGGGGTGCGGTAAATGCGTAAGCGAGAACCACTTGTCCGAGATCGCGAGCCGCTGGCCAGGGCCCGAGAGCCCCTGGCGCCAGGGCGGGACGAGCCCGGGGCGCTCATGCGGCTTTTGATGTCTGCCAAAGAGGGCGGGGCCAACGTCCTGTACGGGGCGGAACATGCGGCGAGGAGCCACTTTGCCGACTGGATGAACCCGGACCCTGAGTCTATCTCCGGCATGTCGTGGGACGAGTTGGAGCGGCTGTACTCTGGCAATGATGAAATGCTTGGTCAGGTGGCCGAGGCGCGCCGGCAGAACGAAGCCGCCCGCGCTAGCGCGTCCGCCGGTGTTCGTGCCAGGGCGGACGAGCAATCTGAGTCGCTTGCTGGGATGCACGTAGACGACAAGAATGTTCTGGAAAAACTGGCCGGCGCTGTCGGGTCTGCTGCCGCAATCGCCCCCGTTGCGCTAGCTGCTGCCGCCACCCGCAATCCTGGCCTGGCCATGATGCTTCCTGCGGCCCTTGAGGGTGCTGCCGAGACTGGGGGAGCGCAGAAAGAGCTTATTTACGGACACGATGCAGACCCGCTAGAGGCGTCTCAGGACACGAAGCCCCTGATGTTGGCCAACCTGTTGTTGGCTAGAGTCATGCCAGGCATCTGGGGGTCTGCCGGCAGGGCCGGGTCTGGTACTGCCCTGAGCAGGTTCGCCAGGACCGCCGCCGAGGAGGCCGGGCAGGAGGGCTTGCAGAACGTCATGTCTGGCACCCAGGTGTCTGCCGCGTCAGGCACCCCGCTGTCAGAGAACATTGAGCCGTCTCAGACGCTTGAGGAGATGGCCCTTGGCGGGGCTGTCGGCATCTTGGGCGAGAGCGTCACTACTGGCATTGATTCTGCGGTGGAGTTCATCAGGCGCCGGGATAGCGCCGCCGCTTCTGGCCGCGAGGAAGCTGCTGACAGGCTGCTGGAAGAGGTGGAGGCCGTAAAGTCCGGGAACGTCTCCGCCATGGAAGAGATCCACTCAAGGATGATCAAGGAAGAGCGCGCGGCGCGGGAGGAGTCGGAGCGCCGAACTGCCAGGATGAACCCGATCGCCCGGCGGCGCGCTCGGCGTGAAATGGAGAACGCCCAGGCAGACAGGGCCGCCCTCGGTCGCGCCATTGAGGCGGCCAAGTCCAACCTTGACGAGTACAAGGCCGGGGTAGAGGCGGCCGAGGTCGCCGGCGGCGAGGCCCAGGTAGCCTCGGTTGAGGCCGAGGAAACCCTGGACGCCGGCCAGATCAGGGCTATCGCAGAAGCCCGCGAGACTGAGAGGATCAGGCGCCCCGCCCTTGAAGGCGACATCGCGCCGACTGATACCGGGATTGACAGGCTTGCAGAAGAGCGTGCGTCTGCCAGCCTCGACGCCGTGGCCCCGGAGGGTGCCCAGGAGGCTGGCCAACCAGCGCCAGAACCGCCGCAGGGCGGCACGGGGGACATCTACCTAGGGGCGGGACTTGGCGGCGCTCAGGCGGCCCTAAAGCCCCCGCAGATGGCTGGGATGCCAGAGTACCAGGCCATTGACGGCAACGGCGTTTCTGTTGGCGCCACAGTGTACAACAAGACTGGAGATGTGCGGGCCGCTGCTGACGCTTTTTCCGCGAATCTCGGCGCACCGCAGCAGTTGCTTGACGCCATCCCCAACATGTCAGATGCATCTCCTGGGATGTTTAACCTGAGCGGCCGGAAGGCCGAGGGCAATATCGCCGGCGGCGAGGCCCAGGGCGTGCTTGAGCGACATTCTATCCAGCCCCAGCTAGAGGCCGAGGCTGCGCGAGCCAAGTACATGGAGCGCCTTGCCAACAGGGCTCGCGGGGTGATCAGGGGGCTCACCAAGGCACAGCGCGTTGACTTCACCAGAAGGATGGAAGACCCCAACCATGCCGGAGACAAGGACGTGGCCGCTATTCGCGGTCTCCTTGACATGATCCGCGAAGAGGTGAATTACGCGAGGGTCAAGCGGGGCGACACCCCGATGGGGCGGATTCCGAACTACATCACGCACATGCGCAGCCAGAGTTTCTGGGACCAGTTGTTGGCCAGAAACGACCCGGCAGTTGAGCGGGCAGTCGGCCGGGGTGCTGACAATTTCTTTAATCCGTTTGCCCAGGTCCGCGACACGCAGGACATGGCCAACCGCGAGATGGATATCGCCGTTCTGTTGGGTGCGTATATCCGCGCCGCCGCCAAGGACATCTTTAACTCCCCCGTGATTCGCCAGCGGCAGGAGTTTGCGGACGCGCTGGAGGCTTCTGGCCGGGCCAGGTCTGCAAAGATGGTGCGCGACATTACGGATAGGGTCTGGCGAGACACGCCGCATGGGTTCAGCAAGGCTGTATCGGAGTCCCCGAGGATTGTTCGGGGCGCCGCCGCCGCTCTCAAGTGGAGCCGCCGCAGGCTAAGTGAGGCCGCCCTTGTCGGCAACCTCACGTTCCTTGTGGCCATCCAGCCGGCGTCCATGGCCAACACGCTCATGCGGTACGGGATCAGGAACACCGTGCTTGGCGGCCTGAATGTATTTAATCCCAAATTCCGCCGGTATGTGTTCAACGAGTTGCGCGGTGGCATTGAGAAGGCGTCCGGTCACAACTTGCTACAGGGTGACGCCGGGTCTTCCACCTCGGCCACATCCAGGGGCGACTTGGTTCCCCGCAGTCGGCACAAGCTCATCGTGGACACGATCAACGTGGTCTCAAAGGAGCTTGAAAAGAATCTGTACCTGATGAGCGCGGCCGCTGGGTATCACCACGCCACCAAGGATCTTGGCTGGACTGACCCTAACGACATCAAGCAGCACATGCATGAGGCGGGGAACACCACGCAGCAGGCGTACTATCGCGCCGACCAGATCGGGTGGCAGCACAGCCCTGAGTTGACTGCCCTGTTCCCGTTCCTCACGTACTTGTTCGAGACCGGCAACACGTTCGCCGAGGTTATCGCGTCCCCCGCCGTCCACGCCGCGACCGGCAAGAGGCTTGGCATCCTCAAGGACGAAGCGTTTGTTGGGAAGTCGCGGGCCTCGTCCGCCATGCTGGCAGCCAAGCGCCTGGCCAGTTACCTGATTGCCCTTTGGATGTGGGAAGAGGCGTGGGCCACGGGCACCGGGCGGCGCCCGTTCAGGGACATCCTGTTTGGCAAGGAGCCGTCCCCGGTCATGCCAGAGCAGCAGTTGGCGGACTTCGCCAGGGCGCTTGAGCGCGCCATGAAGTACGAGGACGTAGAGCCCCTTGTGAAGTTCATGACCAGGTACTACGTGGCCGGTGGTGCGCAGATCAACCGCTTGCGGCAGACCTTGAGGGCCGTCAACAGCGGCGGAGAAGTTACCCGCAAGGAGCGCAGGAACGGTCGGATAGTAGAGCGCCCAATGTTCAGCATCGAGGGCGAGGAGCTTCGGTCGGCAGCGTTCGGCCCGTATGCGACCAGCGAGGGCTCGGAGTATGCCGACAAGCACTTTGGCGGATCTCCCGGCTGGTCGCTGTTCACGCAGTTCATGGAGAGCACCGGGCTGTCTGACGATGAAGAGGCGGCCCTTGGGATGGGCCGCCGTACAGAGAGGCGCCGGGGCAGCGGGCGCGGCAGGCGTGGCCGGAGGTAGGCTACACCTCCCGCTCTAGCGGGGCCTGCTGGATAAACCGCTCCCGCATATCAATCAGCTCATCAATCAGAGCGTCCAGCCCGCTGGCCATGCCGAAGAACACACATCGGCCGTCAGCGGGCACTCCCTGTCTAACCCAGAACCCCTGCTCTGTAACGAGAATGGACGTGGGCACGCCGTCGATCACGGTCATGCGCTCGATGGTGGTGCGCTCAACTGTCTTGGCCATTGTGAACCTCCGCAGCTAGTGCGATACCCATGGCGTCGGCCACGGCCTCGCGCGACTTCTTGGTTAGATCAGAGATATCCAGCAACTCCATGGCGGCCATGGACATATCCCGCTTGTCCGCCTTGCCGCTGCCGGTGAGCGCCTTCTTGGCCGACGTCGGTGCGACCCGCACCACCTCCATGCCTAGCCCGAGCGCCCTCTCGGCCATGACCCCGATCAGTTCCCGCTGCTTGAACGCGGACTGCATGGAGTGGCCGTGCGTGGCATGGTTCTCCTCGATGGCAAAAATCGCCCCCTTGTGGACGTATTGGTCTACATATGCCAAGACGTGCCCCCTGATGTACTCACACTTGCCCTCCACCTTCATGCCGGTAGGGCCGCCCACGGCGTACACGTCTATGAACGACTGTGTTCTGGTATCGTAGACTGCTACCCCCGTCATGGTGAGCCCCGGGTCTATGCCGATGATGATCATGGCTGCACCACATACACGTCGAGGTCGGACGACCTTGCTTGGCCTATCATGTTCTCAGTCCCCTTCCCGCCGGGGAACGCCACAAGCGCCCCAGCGTACTCTGCCATTTCTCCATTTCTTGCGGGACCGGCGGCCCGGCCGAGCCCTTCCCAGTCCGCTGGGAATCTTTTGACCGGGATGCCCCGCGCGGACGCCCAATCCTCGCCGGCCGCATCGGCCCCGCTAGCGCCACCGCTTACTACTTCCGACACCTTCACGAACGAATTGAACGCATCCATGTACCCGAATAGATACGCCCGGTAGTTGAACCTGCGTCCGCCTGCGATTATCACCTTCACGATCTTGCCCACCTTTCTGGCCGCAGCCGCCGCTATCGGCCGTATTTGCGCCCATATGACCGCCGCGCCTGGCTCGCCTTCACGAAAGCAGACACGACCGCCACCACGAATACGATGGCAAACTGCCCCCATAGCGGTGATGTCACCCACCACCACGACCAGTCTATCGCTCCAGCCAGTTTCATGGCGATAAACACGATGGAAAGCGCCCCCATAAACCCGATCCCTCCACCGGACGCACTGCTGCTGCTCATATCTAGCCCACCTTTCTGCCCCTAAAACAGCCCCAATTTCTGCCCGACCTACCACACCTGCCGGGCCTCGATCGTCTATTCTTGGGCGGCTTTGCCCCCCCTCCTGCCGGGGCGATAGGGGTACAGCGGGCATCCGGTGTCCGTGCAGTCGGCAACGGCGGCCCTCTCGTACCCCATGCACTCCCAGCAGAAGGACTTGATGGCGTTGGCGTGGCTCCTGCCGGACATGGCCTTCTTGTAGGCCGGCTTGCACACGGACGGGATGTTCTTGCGATCAATCATTTCCGGAAGCCTCCAATGCTGCGTGCAGCATATCACACGCCCTGCAAAATGCGTCGGCCTCCCCGTCGTCGTACCCGCGCCAATATTCGGTGCGGACTGGACTTCTTTCGCGGGCGTCATGTTCCATTTTCCCAAACTGCTGCACAAGGTCTTGAATGATATCGTCAAGCTGTGGCTGTACAGAATTCCCGCCAAGTCCGGCAACCATGTCTACTCCTTGCTTTCTGCGGCGATCTCTTTCCACCACCGCCGGAAGGTGCCGTCTGCCACGCTGGTCACACCAGACTCGCGGGCAATCGCCCAGGCAGTGCCCGGCCGCATCCTCGGGTTGGTCTCAGCGATCTCCTGCATGTTGAGAATGAACTCCCGACACGCAGGGGATGGATCCTTCTGCGCGTGGTGCGGACCCGCCGTTCGCTCCTCCGCTAGTTGCTCTATCCGCGCCCACCGCTCAGGGCTGATGTGCTCCGTCCGCTTAGTCATGGGTTCCTCCCATAGATGGCAGTGTCGGGTCCAAGAAGAAGGTCTCACACCACGCCACTACCCGCCCATCCTTCATCCTCTCCACGATCACCACGCCCATCCTCGGATTGCCCGTCCGCCCGCCACGAACCTTGTAGCCAAAGGCGTTCGGTGCTACCCAGGGCGGGTTGACCAGCGTCCACCGCATCCCCTGCGGGCTGCCCTCGCCGGCCGCGTGCTCCACATGCCGGTGACCACGGCAGATGATGTCAGGAGCAGTAGACCCCACCTCGCCAGCCGAGTACATCAACTCCGCCAGCTCACCCCACGGCCCGGCACTGCGCCGGGACGCCGTGCCGGTCGTCGGAATGTGGTGGGCAAGATGCACTATCTGGTCATGCCACCGGAACAGCCACACCTGAGAGCTGTACTGGCCAAGTGCGTTCTGGTCTGCGCCCCACGCCTGCGCCACATGCTCCTCGGTCTCTGACTCCTGGCCCGTGTGGGCCGGGGTGCCCCTGGCCATCTTGAGCCACGCGCCACCGTCGATCAGGCGGCGGTAGGTCACGATGCAGTTGTCTACCTGGGCCTTGAGGTTGTTGGTCAGGAGATCCTTGGCGCGGTGGTGCTCGCCCTCCACCACGTCCCCGGTACACAGCAGCCCGTAGGACCGGCCGCCGGCGATCTCCTCCACCCTGTCGAGGCACCTGTCGAGGTGCCGGTTGATGGCCGCCTGTACCTGGTTGGGCGGGATGACGTGACCCGCGTCCGTGGTGAACCCCTGCGGCGGGCAGGCGGCGTGCTGGTGCCCACAATGCAGGTCTCCGAAGTGTACCAGCAGGTCCGGGCTGTGCCCGCGCACCAGGATCTCAGGCTTGGCCGGCTGCTCGCGATCTAGCAGCCCGAAGGCGTAGGCCAATCTGGTGTCATCGCATTCGGCGTCAGACATTCTAGCCCTCCAGCAGTTCTAGGAAGGTTTGGCGATAAGTCCCGCATATTTCAGAAAGCCGCACAAGTTCGGCCTTTCCGTCGAGGTGCTTTACAGCGTCCCGGACCTCGTTGCAGAACTCAAACGCCAGCAACCCTAGCCTGGCCGCGTTGGCGTAATCCCTCGCCTCATCGTCGGTGTATGCGTAGAACGCTGCCACCGGCTGAAACTCGCTCATTTCCTCCGCCTTTCGTCAAAATGCGACTTGATCAAAACATGA